GTCATAAAGTCATAGAAGTTGTTCAGTGAACGTGGGTTAGAGATTAGATACATAATGAGCTTACGACCATCATCTGACTCAAATTCCCTACGACCCATGTGACCAAGGGCAATAGGTGAAATATCTGATGCTTCATCACCAAACATATTACCACCACGACCAATGACATGGATTTTAGATGGGTCTGTAAAGTTAGAACCTGCTGATAGACCCTCTAGCTTACCTCCGTTTCTGAACGAGAAACCTTCACTAGAGAATGATGACAAACCACGTTTGAGTCTCTTATCCACAGCAGTTACATCCTTCTCATCAAAGGATAGCATAGCCTTTACATCAGGGTGAGAGTTCACAAGAATCTCTCTGGCATGTTGAATAATGATTCCTGAATACTCTTGAGTAGAACCGACAGCGTAACAGTTCTCTCCGTCATATGCAAAGTGGTTAGACATAATACCACACAGGAATGATTTACCATAACGAGGTGTAGCTACACAGTAACCTGTTTTATAATTCCCACTTAGGAAAGCACCAAACTGTACTGCTTGTGACCACCATAGCTCTATATTAAACTCTGATAAGGCTGTAGTGAATCCTAGCTTATAGTATTCAAGCTCTTTCTCAAAACCTTCTCTTTCACGAATGGTATTACGCTTAAAGTGTTTAGGTATTTTACCCTTCACAGCATCTCTTAGCCCATCTTGTGGAGTAACTTGGTCTAAGAGTATGGATAATTTCTCTTTGTTGGATAATACCTTACGCTTTTGAGTAAGTAACCCAACATCTGCATCTTGGNNNNTCTCAATACCCATCTGAACTTCACTCAAGGCAAGTCTTTCAAGATTACTCCTGAACTCTTTGATAATATCATCTAGCTTCACAGTATCCACAGAGTCTATTACTTTTGCTCTTAAGTCTTGTGCATGAGCTTCCAGAATATCTTTTAGTCTGCTAAAGTTACTTCTAGCAAATGCTGAGGTATTAACACCATTTCTAAGCTCAATAACCTCTTCTGGCATTAGGTCAACACCTAAAGCATCTAAGATATAGTCAATCTCTCCAAGGAACACCTCAGAGTACATATCCACAAGGTAACCAATTAGTGCATTCTCAGCACTTTCATAGTCACCCATATTAACCACAGAGATTACAAATCCCTCAAGTAGCTCTGTTATCTCAGCATAGTGCTTTTCAAACAAATCCTCTCTAGGGCTATGTGATGCCATTATTTCTCTCCAAAAAGTTCATCTAGCTTAGCTTTAGTGTAGTTCTTAAGCTCATCAATACCATCTTTGGTATCATGGTTCACATTCACAGTAGTCTGAGTAGCCTTACCTTCAATACGGTCAGCCCATTCTTTACGCTCATAGCTATCCTCAAATGAAGCCATAATCTGCAACATAGCATTTCTAGCCACAGGAGTGCAAGGAGGAATTTGTGAGTATACCTCAAAACCTACTTCACTAAGCAACGTCTCATCAACATCAATAAGACCCCAACGCATTTGGTAAAGAGTGAGTGACTTTTCATCAAGCAAACTCAATTCTCTCATAGTCTCTGAATATAGTTTAGATTTTGTAGCCATTATCTTTACCTTTCCAATAAATTAATGCACCCTGTGGGATTTGAACCCACAAAAACCTCACGTTTAGAAGACGTGTGCTCTATCCAGTTGAGCTAAAGGTGCATATGGTGGTTATATCCACCATTTAGTATTCACATAATGTGATACCTATCAACCAAAGTCCCCAGTCGGATTTGAACCGACGAATCATTCAGACACATAAGAGTGTAGAGGGATTTGAACCCCCGAATAGTGAGGTTGCGGCTCACAGCCTTAGACCACTTGGCTATACACTCAATATGAATGACTTAATCTCTTTATACTTTATAGGCAAGCCTCTTTTAGTCAACCATTTTCTATAGGCATTATCAGAAATACCATACTTAGAAGCTAACTTCACAAGAGGTTTATGTGACATCAGGTCTTTTATAAGTTCTTCCCTAGTAGGAATATTTTCTGCCCTTTTCTTGTTAAAACAAGTAAGACATAATTTACCACTAGTTAAATCACCACAGATTTCACAGTTGTTACGCTTCTCTAACCTGCCATTTACATAAACAAGGTTAGGAACAACATGCTCACTTTTGTCATAAGCTCTGTCCTTAATATACTTGCTAGGAAGCATATCACCATTAGTGATTCTGTAATTAGACCTTGATTGTGGTGTTAGTTCACCAGCTGTATTTATGTTGTTACAATTATCTCTAGGAGTTACCCTCCTAAGATTTGTATAATGGTTATTCAACTTATTACCATCAATATGGTCAATCTGTAGTCCATCAGACTTATCAAAGTGACCAACATTTACCCAATAACTTAAGTAATGTGCTGATTTTTGAATAGTTTTGCCGTTGATTCTCAATCGATACATGACATAACCATTAGAATTGATATATGGTTTTAGTTTTCTGATTCTATGTCCAAACAAACTAAATAATTCACCATATTCATTTACAACATAATTCTCGTTATAGTGATACACCGCAACTGTCTCCTATAAATACTTATTTGATTAAGTTTAATTTGTGTCTGAACCGCCTTACCAAACTTGGCTATGAGGACAAAAACCTATGGAGCTAACCAACTCCACAGGAAAAATTCAAAGGAGGCGATTCTTATAGCGGAACTATAATGCACACAATGATTATACCACAGAGCTTATACTTTGTCAAATGAACCAAGTCCAATGAGTATAGCCTCTGCTTCATCATCATTCTTCACAGAGTATCCTTTGACAACACAAAGGTCTATAGCTTTCCTTTTTGCCTCTGCTCTTTTACCATTCAGGTTAAATTGTTTTCTCCAACTTGATGGAGTAACAAATACAACCTCAGAGTCTCTTACCTCTCTGATAACCATACCCTGAACAATACCAAGCATCACAAGAGTTTTCTGGTTTGAGATAACTTTCAATTCCTCAATTATGACTTTATCAAACTTCCCATACTTTTCACACAGAAGTCTAATAAATTCTGCCATATACTGACCTCTCACCAAAAAGTCTTTGTCATTTGACTTAATTGTGCCAAAATCCACAACAGAACCTGCATTCATTACACAGTAACCAGAACTCTTTGTAGACAAATCTAATGCCAAAACTTTAACCATGAATTAATTATAACACACAGAGAAAATAATGTCAACGTTAAAAATGTTATTGTCCCCAAAAAATGTTTGC